TCACCTGAAGCTGTAATTGACTGAATATATGAATAAAAGTTAGTTGAATCTGCAGTACTGCTGTCAGCTCCAGTAACTACTTCAGTCGTAGCAGTACCTGTTAAATCACCTACTTTCTGCCCCACAATAGTAAAAGTATCACCGCTATCATCGGCAGCAGAAGTAAATCTAACTTTATACCCTATGCCATTTACACCAGCATCATTGGTTAAAAGTTCAAGTTCTCCTCCACCACCTGTTATAGTAGTTGCTGCTCTATATAATGTAGCGCTTGTTGATGGCGTAATCGCCCAAACATCACTTGTGCTCATAACAGCCTCCTATTTTACGTGTCAGCAAACGGAGTAGCTAGAGTACCAGAAGCTTTTAAATACGCCTCCACATGATATTCAGCACTTGCAATAGCAGTAATTCTAACTAAAGTCCCAACAATACCACCTTTAGTAGTACCATCCATAGTCATAACATCGTTAGATGCCGCAGGAAACCAATCTTTACCACTAGTAGCAGTATCCACTAAACTTCTTGCGTACCCAACAAATTTATCTGTACCATCTGTTAAAATATCCATATCCGAAGCTAGTGTTTGTACTATAAAAGTAAATTGAGCTCCTAAATTATTAGTTTGATTAGGATCACCCGGATTACCTGGGGCAGTTGCTACTATAGAAGGTAAAGTAAATTTACCGTCTGCGTCATTGGTTAATATTATTTTACCTGCGTGATCAGCAACAGTTAAAGTTGTATCAGCTGTTAAACTAACTACACTACTGTTACCAGCGCTAATAAATCCTGCTAACGACTGAACAGGACCTGAAAAAGTTGTTTTAGCCATAATTCTATTTCTCCATACAGAGTTAAAAGCTTACTAATCTTGTATGCGTCTGCCGGGGCAGTTTAGTAAGCCGGTTCTCCCGGTTTGCTTAATCCTACACAATTTAAGACTTTTACACAACGCAAAAAAAAACCCCGCCGAAGCGGGGCTATGTTTAGGATCCAGTCACTTAATAAAAGGTGAATGGAAAATTAAGCACCTGGTGATCCAAACATTCCTAGTGGATCTGACCACCCAAAGGAATAACGCTCGCGAGCTTTGTAACGTACATTACCAGTGTCGAAATCGCCATCCATAGATGTCGTCAACGCTGTACGCTCGAAGTGTTTCATACCATTAGGTACATCAGTAGTTAGGAAGTACGCATCGGTGTCAGTTAAGAAATGATTAACTGAGTAACCTTCTGGAATTGCACCATTATTTTTCAATGCGTTGATATCGTTATCAGCTGTACCCGGACGTTGGGCAGTATCTAATAAACGAGTTGCAACGAATTGNAAATCTGATGGAATTACCAGTCTGCGTGGTTTGGCAGCGATTAATAATCCTCTTTCATCTGTCCAATTTGAAATCTGAATTACTGCATTTTCCAATGCGGTTTCATTCAAATCAGAGGGAGTTGCCTGAGTATTACTATTCGTACCACCACTAACTAGAGGGTGGTTAGTTACAGCTGATGCTGAATTAGTACCAAACAAAGAACGATCATCGCCGCCAAGAAAACTGCCGCTGAAACCGTTATTAAGAACATTAGCTGCTCTTACTTGTTTAGTATTAGCCATTGATCTAGCTAGAGCCTTGGTGTAGCGAGCAGAAAGACTATCGTATAGATTATCCTCTACCGCTTCTTCAGTTAAACTGAAACCCAAAGCGATTGTTACGTGATTGTAACGAGCTGTCCAAGCTTCTTGTGCGTTGTCATACGCAATAGCAGAACCTTCCGTTTTGGTAGGTGCTGATCCGAAACCAGACAGTTTTGTTTCTTCTTCAAAAGATCTATCAGATGACTCTGTTTCAAAGATCTCTTTGTGCTCTTGACCATAACGCGCATATTCAAGTCCGAATAAGGCATTTAGGCCAGGGAGCAATTCTTTCATTAATTGCGCTCTTGAAATTGCCATGTCTTATATCTCCTTAAATACCGGTTGCGTTTTCATATGAGTGAATACCTGCATTAAACTTAACAATTAAGTCAGTAAATGCATCACCCACAGTTGAGTCTGGGCTTTCGACGAAATCAACAATACGGAATGCAAAAGCTGCAGTCGTTTCTATTTCTGACATGTCGATAGCTGAATTTGAAACACCTGATGTAGTATCACCAGTAGATGTACTTTGCGCCGCTGCTAAATGGCAGTTCTCACCTAACTCAGCTTGAGTTACTGCACCATCTGCTTGTACTTGAAAAAGTACCTGCGGATCATCTACCACGTAAGCCATCGCATCCGAAGCAACTGTGCCTGTAGGCCAGTGGTTCGAGAATGTTTTGTTCTTACTGGTAGGGTCAGTATAAGTACAACCTACAAAAACACCAACTACACCTTTTGGGAACACTTGTCCACTTGCCGCACCCGTAGTGGTGACAACGTTAATAGTTCCAGTAGACGCTGCTAAACCAACTACAGAGCCGTTAAAGATGTTTGTTCCAAATCCAGACGCAATTTTAATGTGTCGAACGGCTCCCGCATAGGGAGTGCCGCCGATATGATTAAGAGGCTTGAACCCATAAGGGGTTGCTGTAGTAGCCATTATTGTGTCTCCTTAATTTATTTATTGCCCTTTCCAAAAGAGGTTGTTTGACGTCCGTCTGAAAACTTAGGCATACGTGGATCGTTTTGATTCATGTAATGGTTTTCAATAGCATCAGTCTGATCATCAGTTCTTTGCTTATAGTAAGCATTTCTCTGATCAACCATCTCTTGTGGGGCTTTACATAGCAACAGACCACCAATTTCAACTGCATCTTTAAAAGATGAGTTAGGATCTGTTACCAACTTGATTTCTGGGTGATCGGAATGTTTAACCGGCTCCCAGCCCTCACGCATTTTAGAGGATACATTTATGTTATCAGCTACATTAAGAAGTGAAACTCTAATCCACCTATACGCCCATCCTTGTTGCTTTTTAAACTCTGGCAGCAAAGACGAAGGTTTCCACTCTTTAGTTTTCAATACTTCTTCGCGAGATTCAACTTCGCGATCAGTTCTGTTAACTTTCTCCGTAGGTTTAGTACGTTTTGGCTCAACATTTTTTGCTTCTTTTTTTGTAACTTTATCCATTTGCATTCTCCAATTTCATCATTTCTCGTGCATATTGTTCCGGCGTTAGTTTTAGCTTTTTAGCTAAAGACACTTGCGTTTTCGACAAACGTATTTTCTTTGGCGCGGTACTCCGCGTTGCTGGAGCAACTACAGTTGAAGGTTTGCGTTGGCTAGGTTTATCCTGCTCCAACGTGCCGTCCCCAAAATTTTCTGGGAACCGTTTTTGCATCGTTTCATCTATACGACGGTAGTAAACATCCGAAGAAGGGTCAATTCCTGACCTGACTAACTTTTCGTGCAATCCTAAAGCTAAGCTAGTCATCTCTTCATCTTTACCGAACCAGTTATTTTTTGCTTGCCAATCTTGGGCTCTAGCATCAGGTACGGGTACTCTAGGTTGTAATGATTCATTTTGTACACTTTTTTCATTATCTTGTAAAGCTCTTTCATTAGAATATCTAGGTTTTAAACTTTTAGCTTTGTTTAATTTATATTGAGCTTCATTCATTTGAGCTTGCGCTTCTACAATAAGATCAGTTTCTCCTGTCTCATAAGCATCAGTATAATTACGTTTAGCTACTTCTACTTCCTTTTCAGTAGAATCTTGTATAGCTTTAATATACTCAACTTCCCCACTACTTAGAGTCTTTTTGAGGTTAGTGTTTTCCCCACTAATATTTCTAGCAAATTTTATAGCTTCCTCTTTTTCTCTTTCGGCGGCTTCTTTAGCTCTTCTTTCATCGTGCCAAACTTTCTTAAGTTGTGCCATACGTTGTTTAACACGTTCTGAATACCCCTCTAAAGTATCATTTTCTATTTCTTCTACTACATTTTGAGGGAGCGGATCTCTATTCCTATCTGCTACTGGTGTATCATCTTCTTCTTCAATTAATAAGGCTTCTTGCTGAGGTTTAGGATCCTGTTCTACTCTTTCTATATTATCAGGAGGAGCAGCTTCTACATTTTCCATCTCTTCCATTTTTACTTCTACTTCTTCCCCTTCTAATTCAGCAGGGATTTCGTTAATAATTTCATCACTCATATTATTTCTCCTATGCGCGTTCATACCCACGAGGATCTTCTACAACAGCCTCGACAGTATCATCGTTAATAATGCGGAACTCTCGACCATGAATTTTGATACGAGTGCCCGAATATGCTCTAGTTATAACAAAATCACCTTCTTTACACCATGCTCCAGTTGGAAAACGACTTTTATCTGTATAAGCCATATCCCCCAACTGCATTACAAAAAGTACAACTGTAGAATGTTCTTCAATACTTTTAGTCTTTTGCGCTTTTATAATACCGCTTTCATAAGCAGCGTCTACTTCAGGAACAGCACAAAGGATTCTAAAACCTTTAACTTGTGGTAGCTGTGTAGCTATTCGTGCAGCTTCTTTTGCTTTATTATTTTTCTTTGTTTTCTTAGGTTTAGATGGAGCGTCTCTTTTAGCCAACTCTTTTTGTTCATCTATAATATGTTGAGGAGCTATGATTTCACTCATATTCGTCCTCCTCTTTCAATGATCTAAGTCCTTCAGCAATCAAGGACTGTACTATGAGATAGCCTCTTATTACACCACAGGCGTGTTGGTAAGCTCCAAAATTATCTGCTGTACCATCTCCTAAACTTTCTAACATCTCTTTGCGTCTCTCTTCTATTTTATCAGACAGAAGTTTTAACGTTTCTTCTTGCATAATTATCACCCTTCGGTTTGTGTTTTAGTATCTTTCCTCTTAGTTCTTTCTTTTAATTTAACATCATGAGTTTTATCTTCTCTAGCTTTATCTTCTTGCACTACTTTTACACCTAATCTAGCGCCTTCTATTAACTGCTTAGCCTGTAAATCTTTATCTTTTTCTATAGCCTGAGCCCCTAATTTGGCTCCTTCTATACGTTCACGAGACTCCATTTCCAAACGATCTAGCTGTCCTTTTTGTAATTCAATAGATAATCGCTCTTTATCAATTTCAATATCAGCCATTACCTTTTGCGCTTTAGTTTGCGCTTCTTGCTGTTTAATTTGTAATTCAGCTTGCTGCATTTGAATAAGTGGATCTTGAGCTTGTTGTTGAGCTTGTTGTTGTTGTACTTCAGCAGTGTTTTTCTGGAGTAATTGCTCCCCGGCAGCTGCTGATAATCTAGACACATCTGCTTCCACATCTACTGGTAAAGGTTCACCTAGTTTTGGAAGTGGAACTCCTAATTGCTCTTCCATTTGTTTACGATACTCAAATCCTACATGTTCTGCTACATGAGCTTCCATAGCTCCCTGGAAGGTAGCAGCGTTGGGGCTTTGACCAACTAACTGTTGAAGTTTAGGGTCTTGAGCAAAAGCCATATGCACTTTTATGTGGGCTTCATGATCTTGTTCTGCAAATGCTTTAACTGGCTTGCTGTTTAGCATATTCATATTTTCTGCTACAGGATCTAGGAGGTCAATATCGTCTTTTTCTGGAACAAGCTTATCTATGTTCTTAATACCTAATACTTCTAGCATTTCTCTGTTTAGTTCCACCATATCATAAATAGCAGGGTTGGCTTGAGCCATCTGCATCACAGCTTGATATTGAACTACTTTTTGAGACATAGTAGCTGCATTGGGGTTAGAGACAGGTATTATCTCTACTGAATTATAATCTTCTTGTTTAACTGCTTTACCACCATCTACAGGTTCATAAGAATATTCTGGAGGGGTGTTATCTCTAATAATAACTTTTAATAATTTAAACTCGGCTTTCATAGCATAATGAATACGCGCTTGAACAGCCGACATAACTTTAAGGGTTCGTTCTAAAATAGCTAGTGTAGTGCCCACAG